TTAATACCCGCATTAGGGTCAAATAGCTGCGGCCCTTGCTGACCAGCCATACCTTGAGCAAATTGTGTCTGCGCCATGCCTAATTGTGCCGCATTTGACGGCCTGCCAAGGATAGCTTGGAAAGGGTCAGCCGAGGTCATACGATTTGCGTTAAAGGCCATTTGCGCGGCATTTACGGCCTCTTGACGACGTTGCCCCATAGCAGCCTCACGATTCATTATCTCAGCCGCTATTGTGGACGTATCGCCTACGCGCCCACGCGCCTGCCCGTACAGGCGAGCCTGCTGTTCAGCATTACGTTGAGCCTCTGGGGATAGACGGCCAGCCGCCCCAGCACTCTGTAGGGCATATTGATTCATGCCTTGCAGCAGGGCTTTCTGATAGGGGTCAGCGTTACGGAGGGCTTCTGTGGCTCTGCCGCCGTATTGTTCTACGTCTGCAATGTCGCGCATCCTCTGCTGAGAGAGAGCGTCCATCTGCATCTGATTGGCTTGCTGGGTAGCTTGGGCGTTAAGGTCTAGCACACCCTTTTGGCCGCCGCCGCCCATTAAATATGTATTTAGGTCAGCTAAGTTAAGTGCCGCATACTGAGGACGATACATCTGCTCGCTCTGCAATATCTGATTCTGCAAGGCTGGGTCAGCCATGCTCCGCATATAATCGAGCGCAGACTTGCCGGGGTCGATAGGAGTGGGGGCTGCTGGAGCCTGTGGCATTGAAATCTTAGAACCCATGATAGATAGTATTAAATGTTAGTAGAGAACGGTTTTATTTGCATGGGCAACACCATATGGATTCTGCTGCATAGGCTGCTGTGCATAGCCGCCATATCCAGCTACTGCTTGCTGTTGAATCTGTGGCACTTGATAATTGGGAACAGCTTGAGGAACTTCATAGCTTTGCGCGGGAGGCATTGATTGCTCATATCCCTGCGCCACTTGGCCGCCGCCATACCCCTGCATATATCCATTAGAGATAGCCATTCCCCCAGCCATAGGAGCATCTGCCCCATATTTAGGCGCATACATACCCGCAAAGCCAGACTGCTGGTCTTGTTGCTGCATAGGAGCCATCTGCGGCATCTGCCCCATAGATTGTTGCTGTGGAAATGTATTAGAACCCATGATTTAACCTATGTTGGAGTTTATAAAAGTCGTAGAAACGAGGAATTGGCTTGTTCTTGAAATCTCTGCGCCAACCAATTTTGGCAAAAGGGAAGGGTATTTTGCTGTACATAATGCTAAGGGCATTAGGGCCAACACATAGCTCAATCCACCAAGCATCCGCATCTTGCGGTTCCACCCATTCCTCGTATCTTTCAACCAAGCACGGCCTTGCAAGAGCAAGCATTGTAGGCTCAGAATAACAGAAGCCTCGCTCCAAATATATGCCATGAAGCCGAGGAAAGTCTGGGCCGTATAGAGCGATTGCATCTTGGATAGCTCCCATTAAGTAGCAATTATCCCGTGAGTGCGTAGCTTGGCAAGTAGACTATTGATGGTGGTTTGTAGTCCTGTATAATCTGAGGCGTAAGTTCCTGTAAGGGAAACATTAGCTTCAGCCGCAGCTTGAGTTGTAAGAAGCTGCACACCATTAACATCCTTATAAAATTTAGCCGTAACAGACCCAGAAGCATTGGTGGCCTTGAAATACCCTGCTGTTAATTCGTTGCTTGTAGAAAAAGTGATGTCTCCGCCAGAAGCAACAAACCCTGTAGATTTCTGGAAGGTTTTGCCCGTTGCATCTGTGTTATCCATGATAACAAAGAAGTCTTGGGTAGGAGATGCGCCCAGAGTAGCGTTGGACACAGTGATAGCCCCAGAAGCATTGGTAACGGCAATCCCTGCGCCAGCGGTAAGGGTGGTATTGGTAAATCCTGTGCCATTGCCAATAAACAACGCTCCATTAACGCCTGTAGCTAGTTTAGCGGCGGTGATGCCGCCGTCTTTAACAATAATAGCACCAGACGATATGGCGGTGCTAACAGTATCCACTGCGCCAGCCGCAAATGTAGAGCTATTAACTGCGGCATTAAGAGTGGTTGCCGTTACTTGATTGCCGTCAACAAATGTGTTTCCTGTCGTCAGAATAGCCATAGGGGTAGTATATCAGTTGTTATTTACGGTTGTAAAGATGCCGCCAGTAGCTGGAGACACTGTATTCCCGGCACTTGCAGTAGTATTATTAACTATCTTCCAAAGAGTTCCTGAACGCGCAGAACCAACTGTAATATAATCTCCAGCCACAACTTGTTTGCCAACCACTCCATCAATAATCCCAGTATTCATTGTAGTGCTAGAGTTAGGATTTAGATAGACGCAGGAATTAGTGCTGGCTCCAGCCATATTAATCGAGACGCGAGATATTTTTAAAGTATCCCAACTAGCAGGCCAATTAGATACTGTTCCCGTTCCAGTGCCAGCTCCAGTAGCAACAAATTGTAGTCCAATCGTATTACTAGCAGCCCCAACTAATGTCCAATTAGTTGTTCCAATAGAAGCAATATAATACACTCCCCCAATGGTTAATGAGCCAGCATTAACTAATGACGATTCATTGGCATGAATACCACGGCAAAATACATTCTGTGTCTGTGCAAAATATCCGCCTTGAATCGTAAGATTCTGCCAATCTGCTATTTCTAAACAACTATCACCTGTTGCTGGGTCAAGAATAACATTATCAGAAAAAATACAATCTGTTGTGCGTTGAAGCGTTACAGCATTGCCAGAAATCAACGGACAGTTTTTAATAGTATTTGCCGTAACTTGTACTCTAGTAGGGCGTTGTAAAGAACCATTCCAATCTAATAATACGCCATATTGCTTAATAGTTTCAATAAAATTGCCATAAACCAAAATATCTGATGCACCAAGAATAGCAATGCCTCGACCAGTACTAGTGCTAAGGTCATTTCTAGCCCTGCAATAATTTCCTAAAATACTAATATATGATGCTGTTCCATGATAGCCCGCCGCGATGCAATCATCATCAACATTAACAATCATGTTATTGCTAACAATAGCTCTTGTTACGTTTGCTAAGTTAATTCCATCAGCATAACAATCACGGATTAAATTGCGTGAGATAATTAAATCTGTAATAGCTGAATCCCCGCCAAAAAATGCAGCAAACTCTCCAGAGTGAAGAATTTCATTATCACAAAAACTACATTGTGATGCGTTAATTGTAACGGCTTGTTGACCAGCAGTTCTAGCAGTGCAATTACCATCAAAAGTTAAGTGATATATATTTACATTAGTAGACGTATAAATATGCAATACTTGGCTAGCTGTTATGGTTTTAATAACAGAAACGCCCATTCCATCCCCATATAAAGTAAGACCAGCAGCACTTGTAATATTAATTACACTGGTTTTATAAATGCCTGATGGGAAATATACGGCTCCTTTGGCTGATTGTGCAGCAGAAATAGCAGCGGCAATAGCAGTTGTATCATTTGTGCTGTTATCTCCAACTGCGCCATAATCTTTAACATTAAATACTTGCGCTGCTCTATTTGCCAAAGAAATAGCCGTTGTGCCACCAGTAGCCGTTACCAGCCCAGTGCTAATAGTTTTATTTGTCAACGTTTCTGTCCCAGCCAATGTAGCTAATGTTCCAGTGGTGGGGAATGTAACATTGGTCGAGCCAGTGAGCGTGCGGGTGTAACCAAAGTTGCCGCTTCCCGTAACGGTCATTGCAGCATTATTAGCTATGCCCGTACCACCATTTGCCGCTGGAAGCACTCCCGTTACTTGACTTGTTAGATTAACACCACTTAGAGTGCCGCCAAGGGTTAAGTTTCCACTAGAAGTAACTGTTCCAGATAGCGTTATGCCATTTACTGTTCCTGTTCCCCCTACGCTAGTGACAGTGCCTGTTCCAGCGGCTGTAGATGCAATCGTTACCCCACTGCTGCTTCTAGTAACGGTGACATTAGCTCCCGCCAGAATGTTCATCTGGGTGTCTTCCATCATCCTATTCAAACGAATAGCTGTGGCCTCATTGGTTTCCCAATTAGCCTTGTCGTCAGACCAAGTGTATCCTGTTTGTAGGTCAGACATTATACTTTAGAATTGATGCCTTGGTCGGTAAGTTGGGCGGATATTTTGATAGTGCGGATTTTAGGGCGGCCAATCGTAGGGGCTAATACAAATTGCCCACCGTATCCACGAACATTCCCAATGCGGCCACGCGCCGAAGCATCTTCTGATATAGGTAGTGTTTCGCCTAACATAGTGGAAAGAGAGTCCAAGAATTCTGAGCTATCTGGATTTTCTGTTAAGAACGCAATCTGCATATCTGAAACATTACTGTCAGAGCTTTGGGCTTGTAGCTCAAAGGAATTAAAGCGTTTTCTATCCATTGTGCCGCCTGTATATTGGCGGGTCTTTAATTCAGAATTAATTGGATAATAAGCGGCTGTTCCACCAATCTGTAGGTTTACAACGTCCTTATCGTCTTCGCGGTAGTTTAATATATGGATGCCGCCGTCTTTGTTTACCACATAGAGACTATTGAGACCACCAGCTCCTGCTCTAATAAACTCACGAACATTCCAGCCATTCTGTTCAATAATGTCTAATGACTCCCAGCCTTGATTAAGGAAATTATAGATAAGAATGGCGTTATTCTCTGTTGATGTATCTAACGGCACAGCAATGTAATAGCGATTGTCGTGATAGGTAGCTACGCAATTTGCAATATAGTCTGGGTTAATGCGTTGAATAAGCGGATTGATAGCCTCGCTCATAGGGATAGATGCGCCCCGCAAATTGTATAAATCCTCAAAGTTGATAGAATATACGCCGTTGTCGGACAAGAAGAAGATTTGATTGCCCACTTGCACTACACTTTTGCGGGCAATACAACCTACTTCACGGGTTACTTCTTGCACAGCTACGTCCTTTAAAGGTTGGCTTACGCCGCGAATAAGATGGATAGTGTTGCGATTGAACACTACAACATTATCTTCGGCAAACGGCTGAATAGCAACAACGTAGTCGGCTCCGCCAGAGGCAATGCGGAAGTTATTCTCAATCTGGTCGTAAGTGTTCTGGTCAAGAATATCGGACGCAATAATCTCATCCGTAATGTTTCTGCTGGTGATGGTGGGGCTGCCGCTGCTACCAGTGGATGTATAGTAATAGGGCATCCAAAGCCGTCTCTGATGATAGATAGCCCACGGGGGCGCAGGCATGTGGGTGAAACCAGCCCCAGCACTTTGCGGAGAACCTAACACCACTGTAGCCCCTGTAATGTTATCGGCTGTGGCAAAGAACGTAAATGTATTAGCACTTGCCGTTGTAATAAAATACTCTGACAGGTTATTTAGATTGGTTGTGCCACGGTCAATAATCCTAACAGTGTTACCCGCCACCAGCCCATGCGCTGTTTCGCTAATAGTGACAACGCCGTTGGCAATAGCACAATTAGCTGAAGCCGTTAATGTTAAGGGTTGGGTGTATGCGCCATTAGATACTAACGTAAAAGCTGGGCTGCCAACAAGTGTTCCTGTAAATTGCAAGGTGGTTAAACCATCACGGAACAAGAAAAGATAATTAAACGCCTGTAACAGATTAACGTCTGTATCTATGGTGATGCCGCCGGGATAGGTGATGGTGTTCGTGGTAGCTCCTGTGCTTACATTCACTGCCTTCACACCCGTATTGGTGGCAAGCATGATGTATTCATCATTATCAGACGTAGGGTCTGAGAATAAACAGCTACCAAATACAGCATTAACAATCGTGTCTTCTAGTCTTGGTGCGCCAACTACGGCAGTGCCTGTGGCCGTCCCAGAGATGCCTGCAATTGTAATGCTAACAGAGGTGCTGTTCACCACTGTAATAATATAATTCTGCGCTACAAAAGATGGGCTAATGCCTGTTATGCCAGAGACATACGCCAGTGTAGTGGTGGTAAAAGCATGAGCGGTGGCAAACCCAATAGTAATGGTGGTAGACACCCTTGTTACACTATTGCCCGTTTTGTTGGCATAAGTGTAGAACGGCAACGTTAATGCTGTGGCGTTAGTGGCAAGGGAAGCTCCAAAGTTTTGCACGCCCATGCGCGTCTGCCACGCGCCATCTAAGTCCATACGTCCATTAGTGGACAACGCTACTTCTCCCGCCTTCAATTGGTCGGGACGCAAGCGAGCGTTCATGCGAGCAAATCCCGTATCCCCTTCTTCCATAAGAGGTGTGTCTAAGGGGCCATAATTATTAAAACGCGCCATAGACGTATATTACCTTAACAGTCCCATGCCCTGCGCGACCAATACCCAGCTCCTAGCTTGTTATCTTTGCCTTTGATGCCGCCAGACCTAGCGCAATAGCTTTTCTTGCGTGCTGGGGAGGACTTCTTAATTGACATATTAGCGTCTCCAAAACGCACAATACGTTCCTGTCCATTGGCACAAGCACGCACGACAGACTTCTTGCCGCCTTGGATGTCGCGTCTAGGGCTGTTACAAGGCAAATCCCTTGGATTCATCTCAGCAAGACTTACGAGAAGTGGAATAGCTCATGCGACCACCATTAGCCGTGCCAGCTTCCATAACACGTTTCTTGGCAGATTCGCCTTGTTCGTGTTTCATCTTAGCCATCTTCTGTTCTTTGGTGTATGGCTTCATTGTCTTATCTAGCTTCATTTTAGGTGATTTCATAGAATAGGTGGGTATTGTGTGCTTAAAGCGTCAAATGGCCTTAAAACGCACGGAAAGGGTGCTACAAGCGATTACTTGGCAGTTCTAGCCAAAGGACGGCTACCAAACCACCACATAACGGCTGTTGAGGTAGTGAATACAAAGTCGGAGATAACGGCTTCTGTGGCAGTTATACCTAGTTTATCGCCAAATATGATAGAACTTAGGGTGATTATCATGGCCCAAGTGAGGCCGGGACGGGTGAACGCCCGAAAAGCGTCTACTAACACACGGATGGCTGATACCCAGACAGGGGTGTTGGCAGGGATAGCAATGTCCTCATTGGCCTGTTGAGAGGTTGTGAAGGCCGCCAGCTCCCCCTCCGTCACCTTGAGCCGCGCCATGCTCTCCATCTTGCGTATCTCAATGTCGGCCTCCATCCCCTTGGCTTTAACATCAGCCCACTTCTGGAAAAGGCTTAGGATGCCGCCGAGTAAGCTGCCCCCTAATGCGCTGCTGATAAAGCTAAACATATTAGTCTTGGGCGGCTGGCTCAGGCTTAGGCTTTAAGGCTTCAGCAAGCTGTTCAGCGCATTTGCGGATAAGCTCATGCTGCTCCGCATTTAGCGGGGCAAGACGGGCGGCGTTATAGAGATTGTTGAGGGCTTGTTCTGTGGTCATACTCATCCATTACGTTTAATAAACCAAGCTGTCAAGGCCGAAATTACTGCCGCTAAAATTGCCACCTTCCCTTTAAGCTCGTTCTTAAAACTCTCAAGCATCGTTACGCGCCCGTTGGTTTTGATGCACTGCTGCAACACTTGCTCAAGCATCTTATCTTGAGCGTCCATCCTTGTCAGAATCGAGGACAACTGGGCATTCACACTCAATGGGTCGTAGCTCATTTGCGCTTATTGATTAGGTCGAACAAAGCCTTTAGTTTTTCTTCCACCACCGCCACCCGCAAATCCAGCTTACTAAGCACGATGATGAGCGTGATGACACCTAGCAGGATAGGCCAAGCCTTCATGATTAAATCGAGTGCGCTCATTTGGATTCTAGGGCGGCGAGGCGTTTGCGGAGGGATTTATTTTCTTCTGCAAGTTCCTGTACGGCTTTTAGGATACCGTAACTTAGGTCGGTTTGATAGATAGCTTTAAGTGGTATTTCTTCAGTGCTTGAAGAATCAAAACCATCCACATCCACAAATTCTGGAGCTACAGCTTCAACCTGTTGAGCAATAACGCCAAGATTATAGTCATTGTGCGTTTGGTCTTTGTACTTAAACTTTAC